GAACTGAGCCACCACCATAGTGTGGTTATAATGGACAGGGTAAGCTCAAGCCCTTGGTGGTGCAAAATCGATGGTGAGTTTTACCTTGGCAAATACATGTTTACTGTCGATTATACTGAACACTCTATTGCTGATGATCCAGCACAACACAAACAATCCCATGTGCTATACTTGACTGATGCTGGTCCATATACCGGTAATTTTGTAGCCTTACCAAACAATAGAGTTAGAGCAACAAACCCGGCCTTGTGGAGAACAGGTGAAGGTGCACCAGACTTTGCACCCTCACAATGGATTCACTCAGCGGAAGAACACGAAAGCTATACGGATCCTAATATAACGTTTGACAATTTATATGCACCAGACGAAGATAACTCTAAGGAATAAATATGGCTACTTCAGGAAGCAAAAATTTTGAGTTAGATGTAGCAGAGTACATCGAAGAGGCTTTTGAGCGTTGCGGTATAGAGCTCAGAACCGGTTATGATCTAAAAAGTGCTACCAGAAGTTTAAACTTAATGTTAGCTGAATGGGCAAACAGAGGTTTGAACCAGTGGACGATCAAAGAAAAAACTGTTGCTATGGTCAAAGATACCAAGACATACAACATAGACAGCACAAACCCTACAGCACCGATTGATGTTTTAGACGTTTTTATAAGAGAGACGGTGGGTTCTGAAACCACAGATATACCTATGACCAGGTTATCTCGTGCCGAGTATTCTCACATAACAACAAAATCAACTACTGGCAAACCTAACCAGTTTTTTATCAACAAACAAATAACACCGACTATATCAGTTTGGCCAACCCCAGATCTGTCAAGCACTTACACTGTTGTAATGAACGTATTGACTCGTATGGATGATGCTGACGAAGGTGCTAATAATTTAGATATGCCCTTCAGATTTTATCCGTGCCTGGCAGCTGGACTGGCATATTACATTTCACTGAAGCGAGCACCAGAAAGAGCTGGTATGTTAAAAGCTATGTACGATGAGGAGTTTAACAGAGCCATGAGTCAAGACGAAGATAGAGCATCATTTAAAGTACAACCTAACTTGAGGAATTACAACAACGCATAATGGCTTTTGCATCTGGTAAATATGCTTATGGGATCTGTGATATCACAGGATTTCGTTATAAATTAAAAGACATGCGAAAAACTTGGGACGGTTTGTTGGTCGGCCCGGATCAATGGGATGCAAAACATCCACAACTTATGCCCAAATCAGCCCCACAAGATCCACAGGCTTTAAAGGACGCAAGACCAGATGTTAAAGACGATAACTCTGCATTTTTGGTTTATACTAATGTTGGCGACGGTAAGTTAGGAAGTGTTTTAACAACATTTTCCGTTTCTGCTAGTGTCGGCGAGGTAACGGTATCAGTATGAGTTTTACATTATCATCTCTAAAAACTGCGATACAAGACTATTTGCAAGTCTCAGAAACTACTTTTACCTCACAATTACCTAGATTCATACAAGAATCTGAAGATAGAATATTCTCTTTAGTACAACTGCCTCATCAAAGAAAAAATGTTACAGGATCATTAACCTCTGGTAATAGGTTTTTAGCTACACCTACAGATTTTTATGCTTCTATGTCTTTGGCTATTACAAGCTCAAGCACATACGATTATTTGGATTTCAAACACCCTTCATTTATTAAGGAATACTCACCAGGATCTACACAAGCCAAACCAAAATACTATTCTTTGTACAGTGATACGGCTTTTGAAGTGAGTCCAGTCCCAGATGCAAACTATGATATAGAATTACATTATTTACATAAACCAGCCTCTCTTACAAGTGGTAGTGACAGTGGCACCACAATACTTTCGACGGATTATCCCGATGCGTTGTTATATGGTGCTTTAGTAGAGGGCTCTATTTTTCTAAAAGAGCCTCCAGATGTCGTTGCCCAGTTTGAGGCGCGATTCAAGGAGGCGATAGCTAGAATGAAAAATACTTCAGAAGGTCGTGGCACACGCGACGAGTATCGATACGATTCAGTCCGCTCTGGCGTGACTTAATGAATGAGTTAGATACTTTACAAGGCAAAAAAATTGCAATCATTGGTTTAGGCATATCACAAGTAGATTTTGCTATTGGTCAACAAAACGGACAAGTATGGGATGAGGTTTGGTGTATCAACTCAGCAGGTGGCACTTATCCGTGTGACAGAATATTTATGCTAGATCCAGCAAGTAGATTTTATGATACAGAGGACGCAGGGTATCAAACCAATGCTATGACTAGACTCTTAGACTCCACAGAGGTGCCCGTCTACACATGTGAGTTAGATCCTAGAATAAAAAACCCAATAATTTTTCCTGTAGCAGAAGTCTGTAATGCTACAAAATGCGCTTACTTAAATAACACCGTGGCCTATGCAATAGCTTTTGCGTTGTATCACAAGGTTGGTAGGATAGATCTGTTTGGCATTGATTTTTCATACAAAGAAAATCTACATTTTGCTGAAGCTGGCAGAGCTTGTGTTGAATTTTGGATAAGTAAATGTATGAGTGCTGATATTTTGGTTGGTATAAGTGGCAGGTCAACTGTTCTAGATTCTAACGTGCCAGCACATGAAAAACTATATGGTTTTCATAGATTGGAAAAACCGTTAGTAGCAGTCCCACACGAAGGCAAATTTTTGATTGGACCGTTTGAGGAGATTAATGAAGAATTAGAAAAACAAGGTTTAAAAATAAACGAGGATGTGGTGCCTCCCGAACCCTACAAAGGATAAAGTGAACGTTAAGGGCGACATAACATTAGGTAAAATAGGTGTAGAAACGACACAAAACAAAGGCCATGATCCAGAATTTTGGGCTGCCCAGGCAACAAAAAAAATATGTGAAGTTTCAGACAAAGCACCAGATCATGTCAAACAACAGGCTTTGGCTTTCCAAAATCAAGTTTATACTGTAATCTTATATACTATAAAAAATGCAATAAAGTCACAGAATACGACTTATGCAAATTTATTAAGTAAACAGGGCCATGAAGACATGGCTAAAATATTGAAGGAGCTATAATGGCAATTACATCTGCAATATGCACAAGTTTCAAGCAAGAGGTCTTGGTTGGAACCCATAATTTTACTAATTCTAGTGGTAATTCTTTTAAACTAGCGCTTTATACAAGTTCGGCTACGCTTGGTGCTGGCACAACTGCCTTCACTACAACAGGACAGGCGAGCGGCACTAATTACACCTCTGGTGGTTCTGCGCTAACTAACGTAACACCGTCAACATCTGGCACAACAGCAATCGTCGACTTTGCTGATCTAACGTTTAGTAATGCTACGGTAACTGCTCGTGGTTGTTTAATATACAACGACACGAACAGTGATAAGGCTGTCTGTGCGATTGACTTTGGCGGCGACAAAACATCTACTGCCGGAGATTTCACAATTGTGTTCCCCGCTGCTAATGCAACAGGTGCGATTATTAGATTAGCCTAGATTTTTGCCAGGTATGTTAGAATCAAGAGATGCCTCTAAACAAACTAAATTTCAAGCCTGGAATCAACAAAGAGGAAACTGATTATTCCAACGAAGGTGGTTGGGTTGACGGCAACTTTATAAGATTCAGAAAAGGCCGTGTTGAAAAAATAGGTGGTTGGGAAAAATTAAGCTCTAACTCTGTAGTAGGTTCAGCCAGAGCTTTACACGGTTGGGTATCACTTGCTGGTGATAAATATCTAGGTGTTGGCACCACTAACAAATATTTTATAGAAGAGTCTGGTGTTTTCAACGATGTCACCCCTGTTCGTAAAACAAGCACAAATTCCATAACCTTTGCTAAGGTAGCCGACGACGATGCCACGTTGACAGTAACAGATAGTAGTCATGGCGCAGTAGAAGGAGACTTTGTAACCATATCTGGCGCAGTGAGTTTGGGTGGCAATATAACAGCCACGGTTTTAAACCAAGAGTATCAGATATCAACTATAACAGGGACCAACACATATACCATTGAGGCAAAAGATACAACTGGCAGTCCAGTTTTGGCTAATTCAAGCGATACGGGTAACGGTGGATCTGGTGTTGACGGCGTGTATTTAGCAAACTCTGGTACTGATTTTTTCGTGCAATCAACAGGTTGGGGTGTAGGCGCTTGGGGTGCTGGCACATGGGGATCCTCAACTGCATTATCTGAATCTAACCAGTTACGTCTTTGGACACACGATAATTTTGGCGAAGATCTTATAATAAATCCCAGAGCTGGTGGCATTTTCCGATGGGTAGAAAATGATGGTGTATCTACCAGAGCTGTATCTCTAGCCACCACGAGCGGAGCTAACAAAGTGCCGACTAAAGGTTTGCAAGTAATAACCTCTGAAACTGACAGACATTTGATAGTTTTAGGGGCAGATCCATTATCTGGAGGTTCGAGAACCGGGTCAGTGGATCCTATGTTGATAGCCTTTAGCGATCAAGAAAATCCATTAGAGTTTGAACCTCTGAATACTAATACCGCAGGATCTTTACGACTTTCAAGCGGAACATCTATTATCGGTGGCTTAAAATCACGACAAGAAGTGTTGGTATGGACAGATACCAGCTTGTACAGCATGAATTTTATTGGACCTCCGCTTACTTTTGCTATCAATTTGGTTAATGAAGGAGCTGGTCTGATAGCGCCCAAAGCAGCTGTCAATGCACCCAACGGTGTCTTTTTTATGAGTAAAAATGCGTTTTACTATTACAACGGATCTGTGCAAAAACTACCTTGTACTGTACAAGATCATGTTTTTTCTGAT